TCAAGCCCGCCGCCCCCTCTTGTCCGCGACCGACCAGACCACTGACCCGATGGTTAGCAAAGCGCCGATGACCGGCTCCACATCCGACGCCTCGATGTAGCCCTTGGCGACAAGCGCAGTGCCCGCGACGGTCAGGACCTGGCGGATGAGCGCGAGGATGGCAGGTTTCAACATGGTGTTCTCCTGTTCAGGCTTCATTGGTGGTGGTGAGGACGTCGCCCGGCTTCATCGCCGGCAGGCTTTGCAATCGGGGCGGAACGGTCGCGGGCCAGCGCGCGCCAAGGAGGCGGGACTTGTCGATGCGCGCGATCGTGACAGCATCGGACTGGTTGCCGCCGAGGACGTGGAAATGCGTGTCGTCCTGACCGATGGCGAAGCCGACATGTCCGCCCGACCCGCGCTCGAAGACGAGGACCGCGCCCGTGACCGGCCTCACCGGCTGGCCGAACAGCATCCAGTTGCGCGCCCAGTAGGGATTGCTGCCAAGCGCGCCGAGCAGCGGCTCGTCGGGCAGGGCGATCCGGATGCAGGTCTCGACGAAGTCGCCGCACCACGGGTTTTTCGAGGGATCGCCGAGCCTGCGGCCATCGCGCTTCAGCCAGTCCATCAGCCAAGAGCGGTCGCGCGCCTCATGGCGGCCGAGCGCCGCCTTCGCCTCGGTGATCCAGGGCAAGGGTCCGGGAGGTGAGAGCGAGGGGGGGCGGCCGTTGGCAGCGAGCAGCGCCTTCATCGCTCGGGCCGTGCGCAAGCCCCAGAGGCCGTCGATGGATCCGGGGGAGTGGCCAAGGGTTTCCAGCGCGAGCTGGATAGCGCGGATCGGCTCACGGGAACCGGTCGTCATGGTAGGTTTCCTTTCTCGTGGATGTGGAAATGCAAAACCCGCCTCCGGGGCGGGTCTTCGGGTCGCTCTGCATGGGTTTGCTGGAGGGCGTGCGCCTCAGGGGCTGCTGCCGAAGATCTTCAGCTTCAGCGCAATCCCGGCGAGCAGCGCGAGAATGACACCCGTCGTGATCAGATGGACCGTCGTCTGCATTGCTGTGCGCCTCACGAAGCGGATGCAGTCCAGCAGCGAGCGCAGATCGCGGATGTCGAGGGCGGCCTCCTTGCCGTCGAGCCCGACGTCAGCGAGGGCCCGCTTCGCCCCTTCCTCGGCGGCTCGCGCCAGCAGCTCCTCGAACTCGGCGTCAGGCATGCGGACATGGCCCTGTCCGGAGCGGTGCGGGGTCATGCGGAGAGGATCCCGACTTCGGTGGGCAGGGTGACGCTGGTCCAGGCGCTGCTGTCGGTCGGGTTCAGTGCCCAGCTGGAATAGATAGACTTGGGAGCAAGGGTCGGCACGGCGATTGAGGTTGCATCGTGATTGACACCGCCCATGCGCAGGAAACCCGCCGTGGCCTGCGGTCCGACCGTGCCGCCCTGCGCGATCTGCTTCACATGTACCCCGGCGATGGCCGAGACCGCTGCGGGACCGGTCGGGCCGGCCAGCGAGAAGGATAGCCGCTGACCGGCTGCACTGCTGGTTACGCGGGAGGCGATGTCCTCGTCCCGCAACGCATCGATGCTGCCCGCCATCTGGTTGAAGGTGGCGATGGCGTTCGGTGTGCGACGCACGAAGCGCCGCCCGATGGTCGAGACCCCGTCGAGCACAGCAAGATGCGCATATGACCAGATTCGCGACGAGACCGAGCCATGCAATGCGACATTGGCAAAGACCACCTGGACCGGCTTGCCCTTGGCTTGTGTGTTGGCGGCCGTGGCCGAGCTTTGCAGCACGCCGTCGACATAGAACTCGATGGTGATGCTGGCGCCGACGGCCACGCGCACGTCGATCCATTGCGGCTGGCCGTTCGGGGCGAGGTAGCTGGAGTTCCCCTGGACCGTGGTGTCACCCCGCGCGATGGCATGGTAGCGCTTCGTGGTGTTGAGCGGCTGGACCTGCGCGATGCGGACGAAGGCCGCGTCGTAGAACTCGAGGAAGTTCGCGGTGATCTCGGTGATGTTTTCGCTGTCGCCGTTTGGCGGTACATAGCGAAACCCGAGCCAGAGATCGCCCGCAGGCGGGGCGAAGGCGATCGCGAAGGGCGCTGCGAGGCTGCGCGTGCCGCTGAAGCGCAGGCCATTGACGTCGAGGGTGGGATCGAAGCCGCCCGCGACGGTGCTGAGCAGCCCCGTGATGCCGGAGACGTCGGTCGGCTGGTGGCCGAGATGGAGGATGTAGCTCATGACAGGTCCACTTCGATGTAGAGGGAGGCTTGGGTCAGGGTGCAGCCGAGGCCGCCGCCCTGCTCGAGGAAAGCCGAGGCATCCGCATGGCTGAGAGGACTGCCGCCGCCCCGGCAGACCCAGACGGCCGCCTCCGCGAGGCTGAGGCGCCGATCCCACCCGATCTCGAGGAAGGCCGCGGCGTCGAAAACCGAGAGGGCGGGCTCGTCATAGCCCAGTGCCCTCACACCCGGCGGCAGGGGATAGCTGAACTGCGAGGGGAGTGTGCGCAGTGTGCCGCCATCGCCCGGGTTGCGTCCCTGAACCTGCGGGTAGAAGGCGGGGCTCGCGGCCGTCGTCCAGGTGGCAGCCCCGCTCCCCGGATCGTCACGCCAGATCCCGTTCCGGCCGATCCAGAGGCGGGCCGTCGCGGGATCGAGGACGAACATCAGCACGTCACCCGCGCCGAACATGGGCAGGCCGGTCAGCTGCTGGAAAGCGGTCGCGGTGGTCGAGGACCAGAGCGCACCGGTCCCGCGCCAGCCGATCGAGCCCAGCGTGATCGGGTTGAGACCGGCGTTGAACTCCTCGCGCTGCGCGGCTGAGACGACGCCCATGTAGCCGTCAAACGTTGCCGCCCCGCCAGGAGGGCAGAGCACCTCCCAGTAGCGTCGGCCGTCCGTGGGCAGGATCGCGCGGGCCGTTGGCACCCAGCGCGCATAGTTGCTGCCGCCCGAGGTGTTGATCGCGGTCTGGTTGCCGTTCGAGAGCGTGTAGCCCGCAGGACGCCGCGTGGTGTCGAGCTGCCGGAGCGTGCCGACATCGACCGGGGGCGCTGCGACCCCGCCTTGTGCCAGGATCGCGGCGCGCATCATCAAAAGGCTCATGCAACGGCCCCCGAGACTGCGCCCTGAATGATCCAGGCATCGGCCCCGCGCTTCACAAGCGCGGCCCCGGACCATTGGCCGTCGAGGGCCACGGAACCGCCCACCACCCCGTTCAGCGACACCCCGGCGGTCGCAGCCACGGTCGCGACTCCGGCGCCGACTTGCGTGACGTTGACCAGCGTGCCGATCTCACAGGGAACGGCGGCCTCTGTGGGGATGGTGACCGTGACGGCCGAAGATCCGGTCGTTTCGAGGATGCCGCCAAGATCGACGGCTTCCAGCGTGTGCGTTGTCACTGTCAGCGTTCGGATGCGCACGACACCCGGGCGCGGCACCTCGATCCAGGCGCCGCCAGTGAAGCGCGCATGCCGCGCCTCGTCGGCGATCCAGACCTGCCAGCCCTCCTGCGCGGCGAGATAGACCCACGCCGCGGTTCCACCCGGCGCCTGGTCCCAGAGGGCGAGGGCATTGGCATTGACCCCGGCCGCGGCGGGCACGATCAGCATCTGGCCAGCGCTGCCAGTCGCGGGCAGAGGGGTGGTGCGCGACGCGGCACGCGCCTGCACGAGAACCGAGAGGCGGCGCAGGTCTTCGCTGAGGCTGGTGCCCCAGCTGCGCTGGCCGGGATCGTAGAAGGCGCGCAGCCCCAATCCCGTCATGATCCGTTCCGGCATGCTCGTCCTCGTTCGTTGCAGTTCTGTTGGTGATGCCGCTGCCGCAGCTCATGTGCCCCAGAGGAAACCCCAGCCGCGATCCCACCCGGCGGCGAAAGGCGCGGTCAGCCGAAACCACCGCGCTTCCCGATCCGTGACCCAGCTGCCCTCGACCAGGCGCCGGGTCCGGACCGCGAGTTCGATCTCGGACGTGCGATCCGGGGCGCCCAGTTCGGGGATGGCGTCCGGTATCAGGTTCCAGCTCGAGGCGGTGCCTGCATCGATGACGAGGCCCGCGGGCAGAAGGGCAGCTCCGGTATCGGGGTCCACCCAGCGCACTTCGATGATGTAGCTCACCCCCGGCTCCGGCCCGATCGAGGCCCCAGTGTGATCGACGATGACGGGGCTCGTCTGGGTCAGCCGGTCGCGATGGGCCCAGGTGAGGGCCAGCGGGCCGGCGACCAGCGCGTCGACATCGGGCGCGTAGCTGCCGTTGCCCTGCACCCGGCCGGGCGGCAGAGGTCGGATCGCGCGGCGATCGAGTGTCACCGTGTCTTCCGGGGCCAGTGCGAAGGCCAGCGTGCCCGACCCGGTCTCAGGCAGGAGGCGCACCGACAGCGTCTCGCCGGCCGCGTACTGGCCCTCGCTGATCCTCGCGCCCTCGTCGAAGAAGATCACTGGCGTTCCGGCCGCATGCGTGTGCGGGACGGTGTCGAGACAGCCCCGCCCGACGGTGATCGCATCCTCGGTGATCCCGTCGATCCGGATCAGCTCGCCTCCGAGGAACGCCAGCGTGCCAATGTCGACCTCGCCGATGTCGCGCCAGCCGGTAACCGGAAGGACGCGGTCCTCGGGATGGGCGGAGACCTCGGCAGCCAGCAGCGCCGAAGGGGCGAAGGCCACCAGCCCCTCCTGCGCCGGGCCAGTGCCGGGGTCAATCCAGAGCTGGGCTGCCAGCGCATCGGCACTGGGCCGTTCACCGCTGGCGACCAGCGTCCCGGCATCGGGGTCGTCGGCCAGAACGCGGTCCGCCTCGGCATGGCCCAGCTCGCGGACGAGCAGCCAGTAGGGGGCTTCTTCTGCCATCCGCCGGGTGAGGGCTCGTGGCGGCTGGGTGACTGTCCCACCCGAGGGCCTGCGCCCGCCGGCAATGGCCGTGGCGCCCAGCGCAAAGACATCCTCGACGAGCTTGAGGCGGATGCCGTTGTCGCGCCCGTCGCCCTGGCCAATCTCCGAGAGGCGCATGACCACGTCCTCAAGCCCAACGCGGGATGATCGAAGACGGATTACGTCCCCGGGGCCGAGGCTCGCGCCTTCCCGGTTGACCACGATCTCGCCGGTCAGCAGGGGCGCGGAGAGGGCACGCAGGTCGCGCTCCGCCACCCGCACTGCGAGGCCCTGATAGCGGATACCCGGATAGTCGAGCGTGGTGGCGAGCACTTCGCCCATCGCCTGGACGCGCGCCGTGTCGGTCACACTGACTGCCCCGGTGTCGTCGGTCCAGGCATCGGTGAAGCGGACGGTCACCGAGTTCACCAGGTCCCCTGGCGTGCGCCGTCCCAGCCGACCCCAGTCCACGACATTGGTCTCATCGAAGAGCGGCAGACTGGATGCAACATAGTCCGCGCGGATCAGCTTCAGCTCCCAGAGTCCGGTGCGCCGGTCGATGAAGAGCGTGGCGTCGATGTGATCGAGCACACTGCCGATGAACTCCTCGATGGACGAGTCCTGCTGCCAGATCAGCGAGAGGCCAAAGCCCTCGGTGTAGAGGGTATCGGCCGCCGTCGTGAAACTTGGTCCGATCTCGGCACCGGAATAGCCGAGACCCCAGTCGCGGTTGGTCAGGCATTCGCGGATGATATGGGCCGGGTTCATGTCCGGGCCGTTGCCGAAGGCACCGCGCAGCGAGGCCACCAGCGCCTGGCTGTTGCCGGGCGGGATGACCGGCACGCCGTCGGCGGGGGTGTTGTCGATGCGTGCCGTGGCACTGGTTTCTGCCAGCGCGATGTTGAAGCCGAAGATATCAGAGGGCGGCAGCGTGCGAATGATGGCAAGCGCCGCATCGACGGATGAAGCGGGCGCGGGTTCGCCGTCGGTCACAAAGATCACGATCCGGCGCTTTGACCCGCCACCTCCGAAAAATGCCCCAGCCTGCGTGAAGGCCGCATCGAAGCTGGTGCCTCCGGAGGTCGCGTTGGAAAGCCCCAGCATCCAGGCCTCGAGGGAGGAATAGTCTGCGGGTCCCATGTTCCGGCGCTCGATTGCCCCGGCGACGCCGGCATTCCAGAGCACGATACGGATGTCGTTCGGCCGGTCGGGATCGACACTGCCGGCGATCTCGCGCAGCAGCGCTGCGACGCCCGCCTTCTGCGCGGCCATCCGGGATCCCGACATCGAGCCCGAAACGTCGAGCGCGATGTAGATCGCGGCATCCGAGATGTTGGCCTCGGGAACGATGGCCGCCTTCTCGGGATACCATTGCAGGACCCCGGCTTCGCCCGTCAGCACGCGCGTCACCCGCACGGCCCAGGGCTTCAGGTAGGGGTTGTTCCCGAGATAGACCTGCCGTAGCACCAGACTGCAAAGCCCGCGCCAGGCCGGCACCGCCCCACCCATGCGCGCGGCGAGATAGTCATTGGCCCCCTGAGCCGGTCCGCCCATCAGCACATCGACATCGCCGACGACCCCGCCTTCCCGGCTCTCGCCGCCGAAGAGGTCGGGCTTGTCAATGCGGATGCGCCCGCCGCCCGCGCCCGCACTGCTGGCGGCCAACGTGGCCTCGAAGACCGCGACGGTCTGCTTGTTAAAGCTCAGCGCCTCGGGGAGCACGATCCATCGGGTCCGCCCCGTAACGGCATCGAAGGTCACGCCGCGCAGGGTCACGGTCTGGTCCGTGCCGTCAGCGAGGCGGAGACGGTAGTCGCGCCCGATGCGGATACCGGCCAGTGTCCCGGGAAACGAGAGGCTTGCACCGGGATCGCCCGCGAGGGCGGGTGATGCCGTCATGCCGGCGACCGATCCAACCCGCACCTCGACCGCCGCACCGCCTCCGCCGGTGCCACTGCCGGTCAGGACCGACCAGGCGGTGCGGCGGTCGACGTGGATCTCGCGGATCGCATCGATCGGCCCGTGGCAGAGAGCGAGATGCATCCCCAGCGCATAGCGATAGCCGACGGTTTGCTCCTTGCTACCGCCGCTCATGCGCGGCCTCCGCCTGCACGCGTTCCTCTGCCTTGGCGATCACCGGTTCGACCAGCGCATCGCCGGTGGCCCGCAGCGTCTCGGCGGGCAGGCCGTGATCGAGGAAGGCCTGCCAGTCGAGCCCGTGCCGGCGGAACCATGGCCGGACGCCGGGCAGGCAGTACCGGGCGGCTCGGATGTCCTGGACGGTGACGCGTGTTGGGCCGGAGGGTGTCTCGTCGCTCACTTCTTGCCGCCTTTCTTGCGGATGGGATCGACGCGGAGATCGCCCGCCCAGACCACGTTGGCCCCGGTGATCAGCATGGTGCCGAAGACGACCGGGATCGGCCGGCCTTCCTCGGCGGTGGGGATCGAGAAGTCGTCGAGGCCCGCGGCCTGCGGCTTCTCGGTCTTGGGCCGAGGGCTCAGCGCATAGGAGATGGCCGAGAGCAGCAACCCGAGCACGAGCCGCGCGATGAAGGTCCAGACCATGAGTAGATTGCCGTATGTGGTTTGAGGGGGCGGGACTGCGTCAGACGACGGAGCCGCCGCCGAACGGGTTGCGACCTGGAATGGCGGGGAAGCCGCCGAAGTTGAGAAGGTTGCCGAACTTCGCGGCACAGGTCTCGGCACGCAGATCGCAGCCGGGGGCGATGTCGACGGTAACGGGCAGGGGCGTGCCGGTGACGGGGTCGAGGGCGGGATCGGTCAGCGCCGCTACCAGCTCCGGGATTCGGCGCGACAGGGTCAGCGTCGCACCGACATGCCCGATGATGAAACCGAGCTGCACCCCGAACCGCAGCACGCCGCCGCGATACCAGCCCTCTGGCGATGCAGCAGCCCCCGGCACGGTGACGGTCGCACCCGAGACCGCCGAGACGGTCAGCGTCGCGAGATGCTGCGCGATGTCGAGGCCGCAGCCGCGCCCGTAGAGCGCATGGCGGCAGAGACGCTGGTACTTCGCCCGGACGCCCGCGCGGCGCAGCGTGCTGAAGACGGATTCGCAGTTCAGGAGGATCCTCGCGCCCTCGACCTCTGCGCCGGCCACGCGTCCTTTCCAGTGCGCGACCGTCTCGCCGAGGACCTGCTCATGACCGCGGAAGATCGTGAGCGTCACGGGCGAGTTGCCCATCGGCGCGAGGAACCGCCGCGCGAAGGGATGCGACAGCGGAAACATGATCTCCAGACGCCCGCGTTCGATCTCGCTCGTCTGGACGACGTCGCCATGGGAAATGGCCGCGGCCTGCCAGAGGAGATCGCCGCCGCTCGCTGGGCTGGCCCAGTCCGTGGCCCGGCTGGTGAAGCGCCAGACGAGGTCGCCCTCGACGAACTGATAAAGGTAGTAGGGTCGGCCCTCGGCGGCGGAGGATTCGATCGTGGCGTAAGTCATGATGAGTGCTGGTTCGGCCAGTGGGCGTGGGCGGGCGATTGAGCATCTGCAGACACAACGGGGCATCCTTAGGGGTGATCCGCAGACTGGCTGGCGAGCTCACGACGACCGCCGATACCGGTTCAAACAAGGTGGTGCTGGGGTGGGGCGAGCTGCGGTGCGATCAGGTCTGGGCCAATCGCGTAGTTGTGCAAAGGTCGACGCTCGGGGCGGAAAGCCGCCACTAATCGCCCGAGAGGAAAAGCGGAGCTTGCTTTTTGGAGCTGCAGCTCAAGGGAAGCCATCCGAACTTATTTCCCCTTGAAGCCCGTCCGGAATGCGCAATCCCATTGCTGATGCGGCGGTCGTATTCACCCGAAGTCGCATTGTCGCTGCGGTCTCGATGGGAATGTCTTCTGGCCGGATTCCCGCAAGAACCTTGATAGCCTGCCTCGCCATGACGCGCGTCGCATCGGCGAGGCTGGTCCCATAAGCCAAGGGAGGCTCAAATCTCGCCAGATCGTATCCGAACATCGAAGGAAGCTGCACCCTCTCTAAACCAGTGAGTATTTCTTTCCCAAACGAACTCGTTCGCGGCACTTCAAGAACCAGAACAGCTTGCGCTCCGCCATTCCGGAATCCGTCTATCGCTGGAGTTATGTCGTCGCGACCGGCGATCTTGATTGTGAGTGGATACAGGCCTCGGCTTGTTGCCGCCTCGCTGGCTTGCTCTGCCAAACCCGGCGGGACCCCCGCATCGCCGAGTATCCCCAACCGCTCAAGACCCGGAATGACCTGTTGCCACAATTCCACCTGCCGACAAGGCTGGTTTTGGTCATAGCTTGTCGCACCCGTAGTCAAGCTGCCCGTCCGCGGCCCTGCCGACACCAAACCCGCTTTGACGGGATCCAGCACGACCGAAAAAAGCAAAGGCAAACG